CTCTAGGGTATTATCAAATATGTCAGTTCTATTTATGCCAACCTTTTTAAAATCCGCCTCAATTTCTTTTCTAGTCTGTAAAAATAAATTCATTCCCTTAAATGTCATTCTTCTATCTGGGTATAAGTAATCGAACCTGTCGCCCAAATCTCTCATCTGTCTAGATATTTCAAAGTCAGCCTCTTTATTTACTTTAGGATTAGTAGAAATAATTAATAATGCTTCTTCTAAAAGTCTGTCTTCCTCTTTTGCGTAGTGTGCATCAGCTGTGGCAACTGGCTTAATTTCAAGTTCATCTGCTATTTGTAGTAGCGCTGAGTTGATCTCAGGCGGGTTGTGAGCTTGCGTTTCGATATAAAAGTCTTCACCAAAAGATTGTTTAAATTCCTTGAGTATAAGTTTGGCTTCTTCCAATTCACCTCTTTCGATAGCTTTAGCAGCAAGGCCATTAAGACATCCAGAAAGAATAATAATACCTTCAGCATATTGTTTAAGAACCTCCTTGTCTATTCGTGGCTTAGAATAAAATCCTTCTGTCCACGCTATTTCTTGAAGCCTATGTATATTTTGTAAGCCTTTTTTATTTTTAGCAAGAAGAATTATATGATTATATGCCTGTATGCTTTTATCTTTGAAAGCAGATCTATCAAATCTATCTGTGGGAGATATATACGCTTCGACACCAAGTATTGGCTTTACTCCATATTGTTCACAGGCAATTTGCATTTCACGATGAGAAGACAATGTGCCATGATCTGTTATAGCAATTGCTGGCATGCCTATTATTTTAGCTTGCTTTACTAATTCTTCTGGTGAGTTGAGTCCATCCATCATAGAATAATGTGAATGTACATGCAAATGTATGAAATCCATAACCGCCTTTTATGTGGGGGCCCGAAGACCCCCAACAATTTTACCAGTCTAAGTTGCTGCTAGTTGCAGACTCAGATTCTCCTTGTGCACTTTCCCCATTAAAAAAAGCCTCTTGATCTGCGTATGGCAAATCACGTACAGCAGTTTCTTCTAATTTATATAGAGATAGTGATGAAGTATCAAATTTAGTTTCATCTTTTGCAAGAGGAATTATTGTATAGCTTGTATCTGTTTTTTCGCCTGTTCTTTTAATACGCCACATAAGATTTGTGATTGATCCCATTTCTCCTGCGTATTCAATTAGTGTAGGTGTAACAGTCTTGCCGCTGGATCCCTGCGAAAGTATTGCTACATAGGGATCTTCTTTGCCGTCATCTACAAGAACATTAATATAAAGTCGTGAGCGACCTTTCCATCCAGCCTTATAGTCCTTACGATGCTGCTCGCATCCATAGCATTTACCTTGATCGTCCATTGTGCAAAGAGCTTTGCGACGATAATCTTTAGGATTTGTATGTTCTACTGCAATAAATCCTAGTCCTAATTTTTCATTATAGCTTGGCGAATCTGGATCTAGCTCCTGAAGGAAACGAATCTTTACGCTTTCTCCGTCTTCTAGCTTTACCCACTTTGCCTTTGACCCATCTCCAGATGAGTGAGGCTTATCTAAAGCCTTATTTAAGTCTTTTAGACCTTTTACGATACCCATATTTATTTCTCCTTTATAGTTGACGGTATATATCCGTCTGTTCTTTCATTATATCATGGGTTCCAAGATCGATATTCGATATCGGAAACTGCGTTTTTGATACATGCAATAATTTCTTTTTCAGACATATCGCCTGCATCTTTTGCATCATGTGGATATATCTTACCATATTCATATGAGGCCCACAAGATGTCTTTATTTCTTAATCTATTAGCTATGCTTAAGCCTAATTCTCTGCCAGCTAAATCTGCATCCGTCATAATTATTATTCTATTAAAGTATTTATTTAACAAAGAAATATTTTCTTTAGACAAATGTCCACCTAAAGTTGCTACTACATTAGAGAACCCAGCCTGATGCACACGGATTGCATCGAAGCTAGATTCCACTATTACAACGTTCTCGCCTATCTTCTTTGCTCTATGAATATTAAACATAGTTTTATTTTTCGGCAAGTTCGTACTATTTTTAAATCTTTTTTCTTTTATTGATCTTCCTACTAATCCTACTGGAACTCCGTCTGGACTGTGCACGGGAACGATTACCATATCCATTTTGCTAGAATATCCTAGATTAAAGTAATGCATGGATTCCTCGTTAATGCCACGATTAATAAAATACTCTTTAGCTAATTTTGATTGTCCTAATTCATTATATAGGTTATCTAAAGTTAATTGTGGGAACTCTTCAAAGTCTGGCTTCTCTTCAAATAAAGAATTTAATGTGTCTTCAAAAGCATTGTCAGCTTCGGTTTTTTTAGACAATATAAATCTTAAAACTTCAAACTCATTTTTACCCAATATTTTTTTTACTAATTCTTTTACACCCCCAGACTCACCGCATGCGGGATTGAAGCATAGCCAAGCACCTGTGCGTTCACTGATGTAGAAACATGGGGTGTGGGTATTGTTATGAAATGGACAAAATAAAACAAGGTTATCATTAGATTCGCCAACAATATTTAGGCCTAGACCTTTTACTATTGCTTTGATGTGGCTTGGTGTATAGAGCGAGGTATCAGCTTGCCCTGTGTAATCCCCTCTGATTGCCATGCTTTCTTCTTTCCTACATAAATTCCATGGATAGTCATTATAAACTTCCACGTCTCACCTGTGAATTCTACCGAAAAAGCTGTGTCTATGTCAAGCACCCTAGCATAACCTTTTATTCTCATATCATGAGTTAATAAGTTATCGTACTGATTTTTAACTCTGATCATATCAGAGTCATCAGCGAATTGCACCTTTACCTGAAATCTTTTAATTGGCCTGTGTATCATTCTTCATATCTGGTAGATTTTCATAGATAGGCTTGATAATACCTCTGTTGATATCCCAATCTAGATAGAAGTCAAACTCATGTCCATGTCGATTCTTTCTGCTTACCACCTCAATCATATTTGTATTAGGATATCTATGAATAGCCATAGCCATGTCAGCATCATATTCAATAGCTTTAGACCATGCAACTTGACTCATCATTGGCGGCTCGTCTTGGTCCGATATGTCGTCTGCCGTTGCAGCGGTGATATCGACAATCGGAATGTTGTTTGAAACAGCAAGCAATTTGAATTCACGAGAGATATTACGGTTACGCTCAACTTCAGAGTTGCTTCGCTTATTATCGTTAAATAGCTGGTGGTAATCTAAAATTACTAAGTCTGGCTTATGCTGATCTATTTTACCCTGTACGACTGCTGGTGTAACGTCAGCAAGACCTTCGTTAGACACTAAAATAAATCCATTTTTATTTTCAAATCTTTTCTTTCCCCAAGACCTAAAGTCATCAATATTAATATCGCCTTTTGAAAAATCGCTGTTACGAAATAATCCAGATCCCATGATTGTATAAATACGGTCACGCATATTTTCTGGCGACATTTCAAGAGATATAATCATAGGCTTAAATCCTTGCTCCCACGCCTTGCATGCAAGATAAGAAGTAAACCATGTCTTTCCTTTGCCTGGCCAACCAATAGCGACAATTAAATGTCCTGGAGCCATTCCTGTAGGATATGCTTTATCAATTGCCTCTATCCCAGTAGTAATTCCTGGACTTCCTCCCATTGCAGCAGACCTATCTTTTACATTAGCAAAATGTTGCTCAGCTAGCTCTATATCTGTTAAATCAATATCACGAATATTATTGGTATGCCTGCTTAAACCAGCAAGCTTTCCTTGGATATCTGCTAACACTCTAGCTGCTGAATCTTCTTTTAATGATGCGCCTGCTTGTAAAATAATTGTCTTTAGTCTGCTTGCAATATATTCATTCTTAAGTTGATCTAAATAATAACCAGTTTCTGCTTTAACATCATTTACTGGCTCGAAATCTTTATGCCTTTCCATAATGATTCCAATTTCTGGTACAGCTTTAAACTTATAATAATAACTTTTTAAGCTTTCCCATACATCACGATATGCTGTAAAAAGTTCATCTACATTTGCGGCAAGCAATGTGCTTATATCTTTATTCTTACATACTGCTGTAATTACTTTTGCTTCTATATTCACTCTTGTCCGCCTTCTACTAACTTCTTGGTCTGCTCTCGTAGCATAGCCCTATTTGCTTTATCTCGCCTTGCCTCTGATTCTACTTGATCTATCCTATCAAAGTTATAGAAAAAGAAATTAAGTGGGTGCCCAGATTTGCTGGTCTTAAAATAATATTCCAACAGTTCTTTGGCACGATCATATCCTACACTATCTATTACATCTTGCATAGCCCATTTCTCACGAAACTTATTTAGGCGTGGCTTTTTGTTATATTTTTGAAAGTATAATGTCTCATACATAGTAATCAGTACGTATGGCTCTTTACTTTTTACCGCCACTTAATTCCTCTTCTATCTCACGAGTTTTTTGTACTAATTTATCTTCTACAAATTTATAAACACGTTCCGTAGCAGAGTCTACATTCTCTCCATCACGAACCCAATCTTCAACACCTACTCCAATTTTTATGCTTTCGTAATTACCTAAGTTTCTAGTAAACGATAAATCTACCTTTACTTTTGTATCCATTATTCCGCCTTCCAGACTGGGACAAACTTTCCTTCTTCAACCTTAGTATACAATATAACATTATTTTTGAGAAGAGCCTTTAATTCATTTCTTGATGGCAATTCTTTAACATATCCTGAATCTAATATAAATTGATGCAGGTCTAATATATCAGATTCGCTAAACATAAATTTAGACCAAGAGCTTTCAGGATTACTTATTGGATATATTCTTTGGGGCATTTTTATTTTGCCCTCCAGAATATATTCTTCTATAGTAACCTTATGCCTATCTAATATCTTGGCAACCTCAGCAACCGAGTATGCATTTTCCATATACTTTTTTACTTGAGAATATGGATATAACATTCTTTTATTCTCTGGGTAACACCAAGCAATTACTTCATCTTTGGACCTATTGCTTCTTAAAACTTTATGGATCTTACCATTTAAGAAGAAATAGAGAAATCTTTTTGATATTCTTTTTCTCTGTTTTCCAACCATTTGCCCAACCTATTAGTATCCTTATTTAACATCCACCTTTTACCGCACATGAGGCAAAATAGTTCAATATGAAGTTTTTGAGAGAATACTCTATCTACAAATATTCTTCCTCCACATCTTTCACATATCATCATAGCTTAAAAAGTTTTCCGTCTACTACGCATGAATAATCTGGGGAAACGTGAATCATTTGAATATGTGGATATTCTCCATTTTCAATATGAGCAATTGCAAATCCTTTTTGCCAGTCATGGTGTTGAGTGTACTTCATTCCTGGACCCTTCTCATCACACATATGCCCAATCTCATAACCACGCAGTGTTTCTCCTGCGCCGTTATTTCTAAGTTCATATGTAACCATGTGAGATGCAATTCTATGTGAATGTCCACGTATCAACGACACTTGCATATCTTCCATATCTTTTCTAACTGATCCTGTAACGGTAATAGAAATTCCATGGTGCACATGTATATCTCCAAATCTACGCTTTGGTAGTGAGTCATAGAATATGTATTCGTATCCTAATGAGTCTAGATTCCACAAAGCTTCTGGGGTTACTTCTGATATATAGTCTGGTAATTTTGCGTCTACATAATTAAAAACTCTAATGTCGTGATTACCTAAAGCAGAGAACAGCTGTGCATCTGGCAACATCTCACGGGTTTTAGTATAAAAATCTCTTGCGCCTTTTGCTTCATGCCTCATCGTTGGAATAATTAAATCAGCACTGTCAGTTTTATATAGATTTAAAAATTCTGCAGATCGTCCTTCTGTATACTTACTGTAGCATGCTTGATCATCCGTATCTCCAAGATAATCTACAACATCTGGCTTGAACCATTTCATTACTTTAAACCATAGCTCAATCATTTTATCGTCTTGATATGGGAACTGCTGATCGGATGAGAGCATCCACTTTAAATCATTTGACAATGTGTCCTCCTACAGGAAACTTAAAATATTTTTTTCCGTCGATTTCGACTATATTTTCTTTATTTAATATTGATATGTTTTTAAAACCAATTCCTTTTTCATTCATAGGTAATAAATCACTATACCAGTTTGTCAATACATATTTAATTCCAGATGATACTGGCATTGCAGAATGTGCATAGATATAATTGCTTGGGAAAATTAAGATGCTAGCATCTTTTGGCTTATAGTTTAAATCAAAATATTTAAAAAATGTTTCCCCACCTTCATATTCATCTGGATTTAAATAAACCAAACATGATACTGTTCTGTACATGTATGGAGAAGTATCGCAATGCATTTTATAAAATCCACCAGGAGAATATCTTAATGCAGAAAAAATTTCTTTAGAATTCATTTGAACTTCAGTATCCATATATTGTAATTTATATTTAAACAAAATATTGTTCATTTCAAAATCTAATTGTCTATTTAAATCTGGAAATTTTTCTAAGAAATTTAAAATATCTGAGTTTCTAATTAAATATTTGTGACTATGGTTTTCAAGCGCTTCTCCTATAGTAGAAGCTTTTACCCAATAATCATTGTCGCATGACTTAAGATCTTCTAGTATTTTTGTAGCTAAATTTTTATCTATATTAAATTTAACTATACCTGGTGCAATAGTTTCGCTACTCATAATTCTTTCTATCAATATGTGTAGCAACCTTATGCTACTTTGGTAAGTGTAACATAAAATTTCTGTCTGTCAAGCGATTGTTTTTTGTGCTATTGCAAAATAATGTATTTTAACGTTATAGACTCTATCCTTGGCTACTCCAGCTTTTCCTGCCGATTCTGCGCCAGAAACTCTATTGATCATAACTGTACATCCGTTTTTATCATAATTTTTTAAATAGCAAAGAAGGTCCATATCATCACTTGGACATTCTAGTGTAACTATAACCGATCTTGGCTTATTGTTTAATGGTGGATCGAATTTAACTGAAACTGGTACTGCATCTGCAGAAAACTTTATTTCATTATTAGGGCTTACTCCCATAGTCATAACTGCTGACACTACGTCTTGGGCTATGTCTGTTCCGCTTGGCATTTTAAGGGCAGCAGCATTTACTTCATTTAAAAATGTAACTAATTTTTGTAATTTAGTAGCATCAATTGGTTCTCCCTCATTAAATGCTAAACTGTATTCTTGTGTCATAAATTTTCTCCCAAATCATGCATATTTACTTCTTCTTCTCCGACCTCAATAATCTTAGACCTATCTAATCCAAAATTATCAAATATGTCTGGGCTAGTTACGTGCCTTCTTTTATTTTGAGATATTAAATATATCTTACCATCTGATATATTTTTTATCAAAGTGCCGTCACGAAAACCTAATTTGCCTGCCAGCTTAAAACCAGACAATGCAGACTCAAGTGCATTTACTGTAGAGAAGGACCATGAGTCGGCAGCCCTATCTGAAATAAGCCTATATTTTTTTCCATCTTTTATCCAGTAAGTAGCCTTATCGGTTTTTACTGCAAGACCAGATGGAAAATTAGTTGGACTCGATATTAAGACTGTCTTTGTAGTCTTGAATAGCTTTTTCACGTTCCTCTTTTTCGTTAATAAGTGTGGTCACTTCTGCCCTAAGTATTGCAACTTGTGTTTCATAGTTTGAAACTATTTCGCCAATTCTTTGCTGTAGGGCAGTTATAACAAGGTCTGCTTTTTCCATTATTAAGATAGACTTTCTAGTTCTGCTGTAAGAGCGCTTAGTTGGCTATCACATTTTGCAATTTCTGCATTAATTTCTAATATTCTTGATGCGTCTGGTGTGGGGGCAGCATTTTCTACAATTAGATCTATCTCATGTGCATATTTTCTATATGAGACATTTCTAAATTGGGTGTTTATAATGCCAGCCTTTTCGTCTTGCGTTAACTCGTATGCCATTTTTTCCTCCTTTGATATTATATCATTTATTGACCTATAGTCAATAGATGTTGGTTTAAAGCTTCAATTATTTTATTTATATTATTAATTTTATCCTGGTCTTGCAAAGAAGACTTTTCTTCCTCATAAAACCTTATTCTATCATTTATAATAGATATCTTTTTATCATTTGTCATAATATATCCTATACATAAGTTGTCTCTGATGGGAACCATGCCGAGTATGCTGAAACGTTTGTTCCTCCATTACTTGCTCTTACCCTTGCCCTAGCCCAGTTAGCACCTGATCCTCCATATGGACTTACCAATTGATATGAACCATTTACTGTAGTAGATTGAGTATAAGGACCAGCAGCTCCCGAACCAGTGCTATTGCCTGCTGTAAAGAACTCTATATTAAATGTGCTTGCTCCAGCATGAGTCCAAGTTACTAATCCCGAACCACTTACTTGAACATTTGTAGGTGCGGCTAGTACGCTACCAAATGTTGGGAAGTAAGGTGGGAAGAACGGGAAGAAGGGTGGGAAGAATGGGAAGAATGGCGGGAAGAACGGGAAGAATGGTGGGAAGAACGGGAAGAATGGTGCGGCTGGTACGCTTGCGGTAATTTGAGTATAGTTGTCATCAAAATTATCTCTTGATGTATTTCTTGTCATACTGCCTAAAGATATTAGGCTGGAAGATTGAGATGTTGAACTAGACCAATTTCTAAATTCAGATCCACTATTTTTAACTGCTGTTGTACTTGGGGCATTAGCTGCACTTAATAAATTTTGAACAAAATGAACATCTACGCTTGTAGAGTTATACCAGAATTTAACTTGATAATCTACTGTTTCTGCTGGAGCCCCGTATGCGTAACCCCTCCACCTAACATAAAAATTATTAACGTCTGTATAGGTATACAATTCTGTTTGTACTAAATCTTCTGAGAGTGGCATCAAGTACAGTCCCGAATTTGGAACAACATAGTTTCCACTTGTTCCAGGATTAGACGATGCACCAATTCCTATATATCCATTTGTTGTGATAAAAATAATTGTACCGCTTGAAAAGGCCGACGGGAGAGTGGTTCTTCTTTGAGACCCAGTAAATTGAACACTGGGAGCTATGTAGGTTAAAGATGTTGTATTTGTTCTTTCGGACGACTGTTGTTGTGGAATTACTCCACCTGGGGAAGGATTGGAGTAAAATGTAGACGTTCCAGTTTGATTTTGTCCAGAATATAAAGTTAAAGCTTTCCAAGAAAAAGTTCCCATTCCACTTGACCAGGGGATACTAACAGAAACACTACTTCCACTATTATTAGCACTAACAAAATCATCTCCAAAAATATTACTATTATAAGTAATAGTATAGCTTTGAGCATTTGATTGATTCCAGGAAACATTAACCTGTCTTGAATTATTATAATTTGTCACTGTTGCAGTATATGTGCCGCTAGAAGAATAGTTAGACATGTCTGAAGTCATGAATGGATCTGTGGTATCTGTATAGTTAGTATTAACACCAGCACCAGATCCTGCAAAATTTACAGAAGTTATCGGACTTCCATTTGTCCAGCTAGAGGTAACTATATTATTACTTGAAGAAAATGATATAGTACTTGGTTGGCTTGGGATTATTGTGCCGTCTGATTTTGCAAATCCAGAAGCACTAGGTGCTGGCACGCTTACAATAACATTTGTAGTGCTTTGAATATTTCCTGGTTGTGCCGTAACCTTTACAATTTTAGTTCCACTCGAAGTATATGTTTTTGATAAAGTTGGAGAAACGCTTGCAGCAGTCAATGCTCCTGAATTTGTTGATGTACCATCTCCCCAATCTACAGTATATTGTGTTGGATAATTTGAAACAGTAAAAGTAAAATTTGTTGCAACATTTAGAGTTGCAGTTGTTGGAGTTACTCCAGTTACTGTCACGGCGGGGTCTAAAATGTATGTTTGTGTTGTTACCAAAGTCTCATTACTATTTGTATTTTTTGCTCCAACTCTTCCAAATATTTCATGATTACTTTTATCAGAAGCCGCTGTGTAAATGTTTGATGAGCTTACAAGTTGTGGTGGCAGAGTAAAAGTAGGTTCTTGCAAATAAAATTTATAGCTATAAACTGTGCCTGCATTAACATTTGTCCATGTGCCTTGGCTTAGAGTTAACACTGTTGATACTGGAGGTCTACCTCTGCTATTTAAAGGACTTATAGTTGGCGGAACTGAATTGATTGGAGCGGGATCTTTTGTTGTAAATGTTATAAATGTAACCCCAGAAGTCACTGCCCCTTTATTACTTTTAGTCTGACTGTTAGTAGTTTTCCATCCATCATTACCAATTAATATTAGATCCGCCCTGTATACTGTAGATGGAGTTAGTGTGCCAACTGGCACTGTTGCGTTTCCATTACTAAAATTGCTATAATATGCTGGAACATCGACTACAAATGCTCCTCCAGCAGCAACGGTTATCCTAACTATAGAAGCTGAATTTGATAGATTTTGATATATAAAACTTGAGTCTGGTACGCCACTTGTGAACCAGCTAAGCGTAGCTCCAGTGGCAGTAGTAGTTGCTGTAAAAGATGACGTTTCAAAAAACATTCTAGATAAAACTCTTTGTTGGCCGCCCCCAGACAATAGTGTTTCAAAATCAAATTTGTCTGAATTAGGATTAGAAGCATCATTGTCAACTCTTACCTCTGCTGCAAAGTAGTAGCCATCTTTTGCATCTTGATCTGTTATTGTATAATTTATTGATGTAGTTGCTGTGGAGTTTGAACCATTAAATGTTGATCTTGAAGCAACAGTCCATGAAGACAAAGCTACTGTTGAATTTATACTTTTATAGATAGTCATTCTATATGTAGTATTTGTATTTGCAGTAGTATTTGTATAGGCTCCCCTAGTTAAAGTTAAAACATCTTCGCTATAAAAATCATCACGACGACTAATTTGATTTTGTAGAACTGGATCTGTTGTTTTAGCTGGGGTGGCCTGTGAAGTAAATACTGGTAGCCACTGACCTGAAGCATTAAGCCTATATACTGTTTTTAAAGGAACCCATTGGCCTGAAGAATTCAATCGATAAATTCTTGATAGAGGAGTCCATTGTCCTGAAGCATTAAGTCTATAAATTTTTGGCATGTTCTATCCTAGTAGATGAAACATATATCGCCAACTTTAACTTTGGTGGACGTTGTTCCACTAGTTGTTGTCCAGTTTCCTTCATCAGAACGATTTGGACTTATTCCAAAATTAGTAGGATTATTTGGCACATTGTTTGTTCCGTTAAATAAAAATCTTCTTCCAAGAGTCACCTTATTGCTTGTGTTTAAAGTAAATGTTGGGTCTCCTGCAAAGCTATTACTATCTGATTCTAGGGTACTAGTAACTTGAAAAGTTACATCTCCACCATTAATTGTAGTAGCTCCTGCAATTGTTAAACCAGTTGATGTATTTGTCAATCTTCCATTGCCTAATTTAAAATCTCCGCTACTATATATATAGTCATTATTATTTGCTATATGTATTCCATGATTTGTTCCAGAAACGTTTTCTCCAATTGTTATTAGTGTAACTCCGCTTCCAGCATTTATCTTTCCTCTGATATTTGCATCTCTTGCATCTAGTTTGCCTAGCGCATCTACTCTAAAGTTTGGAGTTCCTGTTCCATCTGATGACAAACCAGCCCACAAAACTATATCTGAATCTGATGTAGATTTTGGTTTAATTCCTACGTAATTATTTCCATTGTTTGCAGTTATTATTGGCGTTGCTGAATTTAATGTGATATTCCCGCCACTGCCTGCTGTTGAAGATATAGTTGAAGCATTTACAGTCCAGTTTCCAATTAGCGCTCTGGTTGTTGTAAATGTTGGAGAATTTGCTCCAGCGTTTGAAATTATTTGAGTTGTAACCTCAGCGGCAGTTCCTCCTGCATTTAATCCATATGCAAAAAGACCAGCATAACTTAACGTTACATAATTTAATGAATTTGCAACAGTTCTGGCTATTATAGATCCTCCGCTAGTCATTGTTAGATTTCCAGTAATTGTTCCAGAGGCAGCATTAATTTCGCCTTGTACTCTAAACGTAGTGCCATTCCAAGATGCAGTACTGTTTGCACCACCTACAGAAAATAATCCATTTGAAAACCAATAGTTATTTGTGTTTATATATATTCCATCTAAAGACCCTGCAGATTGTCCAGATGATGGGACATTTACTGCATTTACACCTTTACCTATTAACATTGTTCCATTGTTTACTTTTACTGCGCCTTGAAAATCTCCAGCTAAAGCATTTATAGTTCCATTGACTGTGAGAGCAGATCCATCAAAATAAAGTTTATCTCTTAAAGAAAATCTTCCATTTGTATCTAAATAGAAAGGAGTTCCTGGGCTTGTTCCAGCGTCTGAATAAGTCCCTGTTCCGCTGTAAAATTTAAATGGACTTCCTGAAAGACCAGTACCAGACGCATCTATTTTAATTGCAGAACTTACAGTAGAAGTGGCTACGCCAGTTTGATTTGATAAAGACCCAGAAGCACCAGATCCTCCTACCACAACAACGAATGTGTTTGCTGTTGTGGACTGTATCGCAAAATTTGTAATATTAAATGCTGCAGTGGACATTCCATCTACTGATACCAATGTGCCAATTCCAAAGCCATGAGTCCCAGATGTTGTATATGTTATGTTGCCACCAGATACCAAAGCCGACGTAACTACTGCGGATCTTCCTCCGACAGTAATAATTTTATTTGCTAATAAAGCTGCTGAGTTTATTTGATCTGCTGTTATTTCGCCAGCTCTTATAACATTTGCACGTATTGCATTTGCAGCAATGTCCCCGTTATCAATTGCAGAAGGCGCTCCTGACCCCTGAGATCCGTAAGAGGTTGCAGGGCCATCTTCATCCTTGGCTAATATTTTTATATAGTAGGTTGTCCCATATGTTAATGCAGTAGATGTTCCTGGTAAAGTTTTTATTATTGCAAATGTTCCAGCCGATTGAAGAGCTAATGTTGATGGTGATGGAGTAAAGTTATTTGTTGTAGATAAATGAATTTCATATGTTACTGGGTCTGCATTAGAAATTCCTGTCCATTTAACTTCAAGGGCGCCATATAAAGGATTAACTATTGCTGCTGGTGAGCTTGCTGGAACTAAACCATCTGTGGGGCTAGTTCCAGTTACAGATACACTGTTACTTTGAACAGCAGTACTTAATGTTCCATAAATATCTTGAGTTTGTACTTTAACATAATATGTTCCTGCTGCAAGGCCGCCAAATGATATATTCGTGCTAAAGGCAAATTCAGTAGTTAATAAAACATCTGTTGCTAAATCTTGCCATAATTCTATTTTATATTTATCTACTCTTGCAGGTTGTACTGCTGGTGCGGTCCAAGATCCAAGTACTCCAGAAGCTGTCGCAGTTAAAGTAACTCCAGTTGGAGGATTTACTACTAAAGTTTGAGTAGTCCCATTAATATCTGGAGAAGAAAATGCACTTAAATTATTTGCATTATCGAATGATGCTGCTGAAATATTATATGTTGTATTAGGTTTTAAATTGCCAAATGTATAAGGAGTAGTTGTTCCTATAGAATATACAACATCTGTTTGATAAGCAACAGAGCCAGATCCAGATTCTTTAAATCTAAGCCTATGTCCTTTAGCGTCTGTGTCTGCATTTACAATGTTAACAGTTATAGATGTAGAAGTTGAAGATACAAAATTTACTGTTGGTACTGCTGGTGGGGTTTCGTCTGTAGGGTCTCCAGATTTAGGTGTAACTTCCACAGTATTTCCAAAGTCTGTAAAGGTATTTTTACCATCTGAAAATTTTGCCTTTACATATCTTTTATTATTTTCTAATGTAAAAATAGTAACAGGCTTTGTATTTCCTTGTCCAACTCCATTAAATTGTACTGGGACGCCGTCTACATCTTCAAATATATGAATTTGCCCCTTCCATCCAAGGTTAACATCAGCCTCTGGATTGCTCCAAGTGATTGAATATGAAGATACCCCTGCTACTGCGGTTATTTGTGGAGGACTTAGTTGTATTTCATAAATTTCAGACAATACGCTGACTGGTGTGCTCTCTGTTCTATTTACTGGATCTACTGCTGTTACAACAACGGTAAACTGTGTCTTAAAATTGAAATCTCTTGAATTTGTTTCTTCATCTAAGATAAATACTTTACTATTACTTGTTTTACTAAAATTAGTTAAGTAATAAACTTTATACAATTGTTGTGGAGTATCTTTTGCATGATATAGCTCTATTCTATATCTATCTACTCCAGTATTATTATTTGTTCCATTATTTAAATCATTATCATGATTAAATCTTACATATAAATTTTTTGTTTTATTGTTTGAATCATCTTTCCAATTTGCAGTTAAATTTGTAACTGGTGTGGGTCCTGCGGCGCTTTTAGAAGTGTAGTTATATGTGGCAGACCAATTGTCCCCTACAAAATCATTAAGTTCGTCTTTTTCAAAAATCCATTGAAATTGAAACTTGTATGGAGTTCCAACTTTAAGAGGACTTATATCAATAAAAATATATTCGTTATTTTTATCTGGTTCACTTGGATTAAACTTAAGATCTTGTGGTTTTGACATTAAAAGTTAATTCCTAATTTATATTCTATATCTAATGGTCTACCAAATATTTTTGTAATTGGAGATACTGTTGATCTAGCTATTATTCCGAATGTTGGATCAAATGTATCTTCATCATTTATTCTTATCCCGTCAAAATAAACTACAGATGTGCCAGAAGATTTTGCTGCTACTACTATAGAAATTTTTGATATCAATGCACCTGGACTATTTACCGAAGTCATTGTAGATAAAGCCCTGGATAGTATTTTGTTTCCAGTTCCAGTATCTATTTCTGATCCATCAAAAGAAACTTGATAGTATGCTGTGTCTGAAGAATATAGTCTTACATTTATGTAATCTAAATTTGAATCCGCTTGATTAATTGCAAGAGTTAATGTGTCGTTTCCGCTATAACCTCCTATATCCATAAGTGGGATTGAGGACTTATATTCTTTTATTGAGTTAGCCGTGCAAGTAACTGAAACTGTGCTGGCACCTATTCTTGGAGTTGGGGATGTCGCTGTTCCTGGGAAACCACCAGAAGAATCGGTCCATGTTAAATTATCTTCAAAGTCTGCTAAAAATTTACTATCATAGTTGTTTACAGAAGTTCTGGCTTGTGGATATAGACCAATCTCAGTAATAGTCCCAGCAACATCTTGAGGAATAGTGGCTTTGTAAACTACGGCATAAGTTGTAATGCCTCCAGAAGTTTGTATGTCGATGCCGCCGTAAGAAACTGGAACCCTATAAAATTCAAATCCGAGCCTTGTGTCGTTTCCACTTGAATTAACTGCTGTTGAATCTATTCCTATAGCCAATGTTTGTCTATTAAAAGAATTCATTCCAGCTATACATGTAGTCAAAAATCTTTTCCCAAATTTTGTTATCATAATGGTGGAACCCTTCCTCTTATTCCTTTTACAACCTCTCCAGTAGAATCAGTTATTTTAAGTTTAAGTTTAATTGTTGCTGGGGTGGTGCTGTAATCAAATTCTTCTGAAACTATAGATATATCTGAAAGTTGTGGTAGTAATTTTGATAAACTTGGTTCTTCTGGATCGCCTGGGTCATTAAATTCTTCTTGGCCAACACCAAAAGCAAAAGCAGCTTTAGATACCAAATTGCTATATCTTAACTCTCTTGGATCTATAGTTTCTGTTCTAGGGTCTCCAAAAGCAGCAAATAATGGAGGGTTACTGTCTACCTCATTTTTAGATATTTTTACTTTATCTTTAGCCATTTTTTTATTATACCATTTAAGCAACTATTGATCTAGCTGTTATACTGGTCTCCAATCCATCATTCCATGAGTGTCTTACGCTGGTCACTACAAACTTTTGATCAGGGCTTATTTCGCTGAACTGATGATCTATTTTTATAATATCATAGACTGATATCAATGGATTACCAAAAATTGACAGTTCCAAAATAATTGAACTTTTACTCCATTGAGTTTTTATAAATCTAGACAGCTCTTCTGCATCGGCAGCATTTTGTATCCACTGAGATTCGAATACAATTGGCTCTTGAGCATCGTATTTATTAATAGTATCATCTTGATATATTATTCCGCTATTTTTTATTAAATTATTTCCGACTACATTTATCTGAGTCCCTCTGGAAGAATCTATTAAATTAGAAGTTCCAGAATTGTTTATTACGTAAAGTTCAGCTTCAAATGGCATAAGATTTGCAGCAAGGACTTTTACAGAAGTATTTAAATTTTCAAACGTAAATTTTGGTATAGATGGAGGAGTATCGTATCTCTTTTTAACATATCTAATCTCTCTTGCAATAGAGCCAAATTCTTCAACATATACATCTTTTGTATTTGAAGGAATTTGTGATATTCCATTTGTAAAAAATTCTCCATAATTTAAAGTTATCATGCTTTTTAAAAATTGAGAATCGTAAATATCTGTAAGCACGGGAGCGTCGAATTGTTTGTCTGTTATTTTTATTGCATATGCGTAATCAAAATAGCCAGATCCTAAATTTGTAAATAATGACATGTTAGAAGTTTTAGGCAAAACAGATGTAGCATCTTCCGCCTGCACAAGTATTCCATTTATGAAAGCATTTATTTTTACAGTAGAACCATCATGACTTACAAATACATCTAGCTTATAAGATTTTCCTTCTTGAATTGCTATTGTATTTTTTGTAACGTCTACATTATCATTAAATGTTTTTTCAACTATGCCATTTTTTAATTTAAATATCCTGAATTCATCTCCGAATATGCCAGCGGTTTGGGATGTTTTTATTCTAATAAAGTATCCAGTTTTTGATGTAGGGTCTGTAAAAAATGCTATGCCAGCAGACTGCCTTGCTGTTGTACTTTTTGGCTGAAAAAATAAAGTAGTTCCAAATGTATAATATCGTGTAGACATATCTAAACCAGTATCTTTAACGGCGCATGCAAATTTATTTGGGTCAGTTTGTTGTGAAGTAACAATTAAAAATGATTTAGAAAGATTTGCTGATACTTTTTTCATACTGGAATCCTTTTAATTACTCCATATGCTGGTAGATACGCCAACTCGGTAGAGTCATTTTGATTTCCATAATTCCCAGATCCTTGATTATTTCCGCCAACTACTGAGGGCGCTAGTATGGCGTCTTGATATCCGACCCATCCGTGTGGTACTCCATCTGGAGTTTTTGAATGGACACTTGGAATTTTAGTTCCAAAGGCTCCTCTTGTTTTAATTCTATATCTTCCTGTTGGCACAAATGCTATTTGTGATTCCAAAACTTGTGCTTCTCCTCTAAACTTTAAAAAATCTGACTGACTGGTTATTACTGCTATTTTTCTGCCAGTTCCGTCTATTCCGTTGTACTCGTATTCAATAGCATCATATTCTATTATTTCTTCATTTATTAACAAATACCCAGAATAGCTTTGCAAAACTTCCCTTATTTTAACTTCTTCTGGTTTAAATGAAGGAGAAATTGGTTCCAGAGACATATACGATCCAGCAGTTGCAGTGCTTGGTAAATCTGCTGTTAAAAATGCTGCTGCTAAAGAAGTTTTATCTATTTCAGCTAAAGACTTATTGCTTTGCTCATATCCAGCAACATAAGCAGAATTGTACAAAACTTTAATATTGTTTGAAGCAGGTATGAAATCAGATTCTAAAGATACTATATTTGGCAAATTGCTTCCGTCTATTTTATTTCTATAAATCCAGTCATGTTCTTGAGTTGGTTTCTTTTTAAATATATAATCTCTACTATAGAACTGAAGGATATTATTCTCATCAAAAACTGCTGACATTTGTATATCGTTGCAAATTTCTTGAATAACTGACCATGCTGTTTTTGTACCGTCGCTCCACCACCAATCAAATGATGCAATAGAGTAATCTTCATCTGCTAGATTAAAATTGTATGTAGTGAATCCTACTGAATCTAAAATTCTTCTTAAAACAGCAGTAGCAGAATAATTATCGCACAAGATGTCTGGGCAAACTATTTCTTGTAAAAATTTTGCAGCGTCTAAAGCAAATAAATTAACCTCACCAGTTTCTGTTATCTTCCAATTGTCTAAATAATATGTTCCTTGTAAAATTTTAAAATAATTTCCATTAGAGTCAGTTGAAGTCCCTGCAGCATCATATATTTTATAATAAGGCTTTATCTCTGCTTTTTTTACCATGTAAATATAATTATTATTTATTGCAATTGTTTCTTCTGGGCTGTACGACTTAAAAAGTATATTTGTATTGCCATAAGAATTCAGTTCCATTTCCAAAGAGTTTGCTGTTGCATTTCCTACTGGAAGTATGTCCTGAATTTGAGAAGATGCTTCTTTTTGTATTCCAAAAGAAACCATTCTATCTGTTAAATCTTTTATCCAGTGTGGAGCAACCTCTATAATGCCAATATAATTATTGTCTCCTGGGTTGGTTGCTGTTACTCTTAAAGTATTTATATTTACTTGTGCATCGTAATTTAAGGTTGACTCAGTTCTACTCCAAGTTGTGCCGTTATAATATATTGAAATAACTCCATCTGCTGGTATAGTTTTGGACATTGAAGCAGTTACGTCTGTTCCATTAACAAATATAGACCAAGATGTTGGAGTACAATGAGATAATTCAAATTTTAATACAACTTTATTTGCAGGAACTGGTCTATTGTTTTTTGAAATTGCTTCTGCCGAATTGTAATATCTTATAGATATATCAGCATTTGCATTTTTTTGAGTTACATAATACTTATAATATAAATTTTTTGATGGACAATATGTTCTGTATAAAGCATCCCTAGTAGCGACTGGAGAAACTTGCACCTTATATTTTGTTGCTCTTGGATTGTTATATGTCCATCTGCCTACATCTCCAAATATTCCGTATTTGATGCCATATCTTTCTGGTCTAAAAGGCTTTACTATTGAATCTATAGGGAATAAAAGTTTAAATGGTTGTGATCCAGTTGACGAAGAATAATAATTTGCACCAGTAAAATCATCGTCGCTAAACGATAGCAAAGTATTGCAGTTAATATCAAGAGTAGCGCCTATTCCAATTTGAATATTACTACTTTGATTTATTTTATTCTTTAATGCATCTGGCGCCTGAATCATTATACCTCTTCAAACGAAAGGGATACATTCCACAATTCTTGCGGAGTATCTGTTGGTAATACTTTAGCATTTCTTCTTACTAACTCAAAAGAACAAGAATTAAAAACAACAATTAAATTTTCTGCATTTGCTGTGCTGCCATATTTAACCGTTAAAGCAAATGTGCCTTTGCCAGCAGAGCTTTCATAAAAGTCTTTAATATCCCTTGCTCCATAAAAACCATCTACAGTGTAATTACTTCTTGATGGCAAATTTGACCAAGAAGCACTAATTATTTTTTTATCAGCTATGCTAAATTTGCGTAGCGTACCGTTACTCATTCTTTGAACTTTTTCAATTCTATTAATTGATACTGTAACTGGAGCACGGTTATGCTCTGATAGATTATTACCATTCATTGTAATAAGTGATCCTACTGGCAGTATTAAGGCTGGCATTATCTACTCCTATTTATTCCTATCTTAGCCATAGTTTGCTTATTAGCATTTTCTATTTTTTGTGCAACTAAATTAGCTAGTGTTTCTTCATTCATTCCTGGTGCTGCTTGTACTGATACTTGGTTGTTTATCGTATAGGTTCCGCCCAGTGGATTTGATGCTGAGGGGTTCCATGGATTAAACTCCGCTGGGATTACTGCCTCGTTTTTATGAACCTTAGCTATCATATCAGTATATATATTATTTACTCCGTCGTCAAATGATGGAATACTCATATTAGCAGAGTATGTAGGATTTACATATCCTCCGCCTGCCATTTTAGGAACTAAATGTTGCAGGTCTGGCAAGTTGCCTCCTACAGCTCTTGCCCAATCGTCACCCTCAAGAGATCTTACTGCTGAGTGAGATATCGGTCCTAATCCTGAAGCAATTTCCCAAAACTTACTAGCAAGACCTTGTCTTCTAAATGCACTGTCAACACCCAGGCTTAATACTGTTCCGCTAAAAGGATCCCATGATAATTCACCAACTGGCTTATTTGATCCAGCAACATATGCTCTAAGGGCGTTAAGAGATCCTCCTGCTTCATAGGCTGGATGCTCTGTGATGTTTGGCCACTTAGCACCAGATTTAATAGCATCAAAATAATCTTTTAATTTTACTGGGGCATTTTTATGATATGCGATTACTGTATCTAAAGAAGGCACTGTTCCAGGAGTAAAATTTATATCAAAATCTTTAAATTTAGTGGCAAAACTTCCAACTTTAGCACCTTGACCTAGCCCAGTAAAGTTTAAAGGAAGTAGAGCAGCAGCTAAAGCAGGATTATCTCCACTTCTTCCTTGTCCAGAAAATTTTCTTAATAGTTGTCCCATTCCAAATGGATCTTTAGCAAATGATGGTAGTTTATCTTGTGTTTCTGTTAATTTTGAAACATATCTTTGGAACCAGTTTTGTTTTTTTACTTCTCCGCCGTCTTTCATAGTTAGCATTCCGCCAAAACCAATTCCTCCACCAAAAAGTCCTTCAAATGGAACGGAACCTGATAGAGACATCACATCTTTTGCTATACCTAGACTACTACCCTTTAAAGGCTTTCTAGGCTGTTCTTGCATTTGATGCCAGTAGTCTGAATGCTGAGGGTGCTTACCAGTAAACTTTAATCCAGGAATTTCTGTACCGCCCCAAATATCTCTACCATAGGCAAGACCGTGAATGTCTCTTACAAGTTCTCCCCAACGAGAACCATAAGGACTTCCTGTAGGCCTACCTTTTCTATCATATGGAGAAATTGGTCCACCGTCTTTTAGTTTCTTAGCATTCATAGCTTCAAAGGTGTCTACTCCATAATGCTCGACGGCGGCAGCTCGTACTACGTATTCTCCATCTGAAAGCATTGCTGGAATTGAATCGGAAGTTGATGTTCCTGGGCCACTTACGTTTCCGCCTGGACCAAAATATTTTACTTTTCCGCCTTTAGCTAATTTCTGCTTAGCGCCTAATGTATTCGTATCTGGATTAAACAGGTACACTACGCCAGTCATCTTATCTCTTGCGTATGTCTTACCGTTCCATTCAAATACATCAAAACCAGGTCCTCCAGTCGCTGGTACATAAGTTTGAGTTTTCTTTCCAGTTTCAGCTTCTTTTGCGGCCTCCGCTAATGTTTTTGCTTTTATTGTTCTTCTATCGACACCAAAAGTCGTTCCAGCTGGAGTTGCCTTGTTCTGTCTTGAATCTGATAGATCTAACTTTTTACCATTTATATATATGTCTCCATCAGATTCAATATTGACTCCATTAGCTTGTAAATTTTTATCAAGCAATTTACCAAATTGATCACTTAATGCTTTTGCCTGTTGAAGAATTGAGGCATCATCAAATTTTATAGGCTTCCCACCATCTGTATAAACGTACTCTGGGGTAGCTACACCAGCAGCTTTAGCTTCAGCCAAGAAATTTGCAGCCAAACCTTTAAGATTCTTCGCGCCAGTTTCAAGGCCTACTAAATAGGCTGTCATTGCAGAATTTACTTTATCAATTGCTGTTTTTTGTTTTTCTAATTTTTCATTTACAGATTGCAAACTTTCTCCAGCTAATGCAGCTGCGTCTGCTAGATCTTGAGCTTTCTTTTCAATTCCAGATTTTTTATCCTCAAGAGGTTTAACTTGAGATGCTCTATCTGCTTCTATTTGATCTAAAGCTAAAGTTTTTTGTCTTTGATTTACAATATCTTGTATTCTTAATTGAGCTTCTGCTGCAGAGGTCATGTCTCCTGTAGCAACTGCTTGTTGATAAGCCAATTGCTCTTGTTGTAATTGCAAGTCGTAATCTTCTTGATCATATGCAGCCTCTAACGCTTTTCTTCTTGCATCAGCCTCTTCATTAATTTTCTTAATTTTCTCATCTATCGCACGAATTGCATCTCTTGTACTTATTTGTTCTTTTACGCTTTGTCCCTTGGCAGCTTTAGACATTTTTTCTTGTAATGCATAGAGTCTATTATATTCAGCGTATTGTGACTTTAATAATCCTTTTTTATTAGTATCTTCTACTGCTTGAGCTGTGGCATTTATAAAGTCATATAATCTATTGGTCTGTGTTGCATTTAAATTTTCAAGGTCTCCAGTAAATCCTCTAGCTTGAATTCTCATTTTCTGGAATAGACTTACCACTGTATCTTGAGAGTTAGCAAATTGTCTAATTAAAGGATCTTGAGCTGCTAATGTATTGAATATGTCTTCTCCAAGAGCTTCTTGATTTTTAACCTTTAAATTAATTTGATCTAAGGCCTTCTTTTCCGCTTCATATTTTTCATTAGTTGAATCAAACATTTGATTCTTTTTCTTAGCAGCTTTTTCTGCTTTAGAATAAGTTTCTTCAATAGCAGCATTTATTGCATTAAGTGCTGTGTTTAATTGTGTTGCTCCGTCTTTTGCATTTTCAAAACTCTTTGCATAATTAAATGTTTTTAAAGCACTTATTGCTGCTGTTTGTGCGTCTACAATATCTGTAAATGCTGAAGTGCCCGTAGCTGAAAATGTCAGTGGAGATTTATTAGAAACTTGAAACAAGGTAAATATTTTTTTAGTTGCTTCTTCTGCAGACATTCCTGCTGCAATAAACTGTTCTTTTAATTGAACTGCTACTCTTGATACATCAGATCTAGAAACAGCATTTAACATTTCTATTTGAGCCTGCATTGTTTCTTTTACTTCTTTTTTCAACGCCTTATATTCTGTTATTGACATTTTAAAAGGAGTGCCAGCAGAAGCTAAGTTTTGATAAGTTAGCTTATTTTGCTGTATGAATAGTTTTTGAGCTTGAACGGCTTCTTTTATCTTGTCGCCATAGTCAGTAAATTTTACTCCTGCCTTTGCCGCTGACTCTGCTGTGAATCCGAATTCTGCTGCGCTTACTCTTTGAGTATCATTATATTTGTCAAATGCTTTTTTAGCTAATGCTGCTACCGTAACAACTGTTCCTATGGCAATATTTGTTCTTGATAATGCAGCAGCCATTTTTCCTAATGTTGCCGTAAATTTACTTGATGAACCTGCGGCTTTTTGAACGCTGTCTGTATATCTACCAAAAAATGGTGTACCTTGTGCAAATATTGATTTTTTGCCTCCAGCAATTGGATCTATTGCAGATGAAGCATACATTTGATTTGTTGCAGAAATAGGAGAACCAAATGCAAAATTTGGATTTGGTACCATAGCTGAGGGTCTTCCGAGTCTTTGCTCTAGTGTTGGTCCTACACCCATACGACCCATACGCATGTCTGAGAACATCATTGGTAGCATTGAGCCAGCCATAGATCCAATCATTGAGCCCGCTGCACCAAATCTAGATCCTACTGAGTAGCCCAGGCTTCCAAGGGCCATGGACGCCAACATTGATCCCATTCCCATGCCACGTATTCCGCCACCTCTAAAATAACCAGGGATTCTTCCTCCACGATTATATCCTGGAACCATTCCGCCAAGGTTATAACCAGGGATTCTTCCTCCACGATTTAAAGAAATCTTAAAATGTTTTGCTACTGTTTCTCTTTGAATTCTATCTAGAGTGTCTCCAAAAAAATCAGCATCTACATTTTTCTTTCTTTTAATTTCTGCATTGAATGCTTTTGCTGCTTTTGCCATAATAATCGCAGCTTCTTTGGGAGAAACTCCTGCATCTTTTAAAGCTATGCCAAGAGATGTCATATCTCCTGGCTTTAGTCCCTTGAAATCTCTTCCTAAAGCAGTTCCATTTCTTAATTTGCTATTCCACACCTTAGAATTTCTTGCAGTATACATAACAAAATTATTTGGCAGAACTATAAACTCTTCATATTTAGAGCCAGATACATCTACTCCTAATTTTTTAAGTTCAGATCTTGTTGCAATTCCAGTTTCTGATTGTCCTTTTGGAAGATGTGCAGTTCTCTTTCTAAATGGTGCTGCTGCTCCATGAAGTAAGGCTGAAGAGCTGCTAGGAGCATTTAGTCCATAAGCTGTTAAATCGTCCCACTTAGCCGAATCAGATTTATATATTTGACCATATCTTACAGAGCCAGATCCTGGCTCTGCTATATCTCTTGTAGATGGCCCACTTCCGCTACCTTTATATCTTGCTCTTGATGCGCCTATCTGCCTAGCTCTTTTTTGTAAAGCTCTTAAAATTACTCCACCTAAATTTTTATTTTGTACAGGGACTACAACTGCATTTCCTTCATTTAGGGCTCTCATTCCTTCTGGATCTTGCTGTGCTATATCTCTACGAATTACAAATTCTCCTGGGGTAAGCATTGCAGGAACTACATCTGCGTTTACATTTGGACCAGGGACTTGATCTCCATTGTTATAAAATACTCCACCACCTTTATTTAATCTACGAGTGGTTTCTATACTATATGGTCCGCCTAATGTTTTTGTTTTTGTTGCCCGTCCAACAGCCTCCATAATTTTTCCAAAAATTCCTTTGCGGTACATTCCACGGGTATTTGGTTTTCCAGAGGCATCTACTACTGGCTGATCTATTAGAGGTGCTTTTGTGAGGTCTATGGTTCTTCCTACGCCAGCTCCGTATGTAGAGACTCTAACTCCAAGATCTCTTTCCAACTGAGCATTTACTGCAATAATTGCATCTCTTGCTTGCTGTACGCTTATCTTTCCAGCACGTAATTCTGCGACAATCTGAGCGGACTGTCTAGCAGCATTTTGCGTAAGCTCTTGAGTAATTGGCAATATGTCATCAAATGTTGCCATAAAATCAGAAGAAACAGATCCGCCCATTCTAATTGTTTTCTTTAAGTCTGCTATCTCTTTTTTACTTTGTAGTCCAAGTGTTGCCATTAATGCTTGATATTTAGCATGTTCTCCAGCTACGACACCAGTAGAGACTCCTCCAATTGTTGTAAGTCCCTCTATATCGTCAAGTCTATCCTCCATTAATATTTGAGGATTTGCACCTATCCTTCTGTTGACTGGAATTGGTTGCAAGGTTAATCCAAATATGGTTGCGGGGTCATTTGGGTTTCTAGGATTTAAATGTGCTGCTGCTCTAGATCGTGGACCTATTAAAGGATTGTTTGGGTCTGCTACTCTTCCTCCACCCATCACCATTATTGGAGCTCCAGCAGATGTAGTCATTGTTTGACCTAATCCAGATGTAGCAGTCTTTGCAGATATTGCATTCTTTTGTAACAAAATTAAATCTTCAGAAAGTTTTCTTATTGCAATTCTAAGAGTATCTGCCGCCAATGCATCTGTATAGAATTCATCTCCTAGCATTGAGCTAGCATTTTTTGCTGCCATTATTTCTGGGGTTAGTAATCTAAATCCTTCTGCACCTTTAAATAATGCTTTGAAGTGTCCAACACCCTTTATAATATATCCAAAAAAGTTTGCAAGAACACCAGTGAGCATAATTACTGGGCCAATGATTGCTGTAAACACTGCGCTGAATGTCATTAGCTTTTTAATTGGGTCTGGTAGCTTTTGACCGAAATCAATTATTTTTGTTAATACATTTATTAGTTTTGTTCCTATATCTAAAAACCCGTCTCCAACTCCTGCAAGCTCGGCTTTTAATCCTTCTACCGCTCTTTTATATCTACCAGATGCTGACTCTGTTACTGCGGCTAACTCTCGACTAGCTACTGATTCAAGTTCTGATGCGCTTGCTTTCATTAGATCTAAAACTTGAAGGGTTTGACTTCCTTGACGACCTAAGTTTTCAAACAAAGCGTTAAGTCTTGAAAATTGGAATTTGCCGAATAGCTGTTCGATTGCTTGTTGTTTCTGTAGCGGGTTTAACCTGTCTAATGCTCCTTGCAAAGACATCAAGGTTCCAGTTACATCGCCAGCATTTTTATTTACAATGCCAAGAAGATCTATTCCAAAGCTTTGAAATTTTGCAACTGCAACATCTGTTGGGTTAATTAAAGATGCGAGTGCAGACTTTAGTGCATTTGCACCTTCTGATGCATTGATTCCGCCTTCTCGCATAGCAGTAAGATAAAGGGCTAAATCTTCTACGCTACCACCCAATCCTTTAATAACAGGACCAGCTTTTGGAATAGCTTCCACTAAATCATTAAGAGTGGTTGATGTTTGGTTTTCAACTGCGTTTAAAAAGTTAATTGATTGTGCTAATTCATCTGTATTCTGTTTAAATGCTGATTGTATTGCAAGAGTTGCTTTCATAGCCTCTTGACGATCAACTTCACCGAGGACTGCAAGTCTTGTAGTTTCAGAAACAGAAGCTAGTAATTCATTTCCCGTTTTACCTGTTGCCGCAATGTCGGCAGCAAGAGCTATAGTTTCTCCAAAATTAACTCCCATAGCAGAAGATAATTCTTTTGCTGTTGTTGCAACTTCTTTTCTAATTCTTGTTAATTCTTGTGAAGATGTTCCAGCTATATCTCCATAAACTTTTGTTAATCTTGTTAATTCTTGATCTGCTATTTTGAATGCATCAGATGCTGCTTTACCGAATGCTACAAGTGGTAAAGTTAATCCTACCGTTAACTGACGACCAGCCCATTGTGTATTTTTACCCCAGTTAATTAATTGTACTCCACCGTCTTGAATAACTTTATTCATAATTGCTAATTCTTGTTTTAGCAAAGCTGTTTTATTTTTTGTTAAATCTAATCCTCTTGGAATGTGTACGTTATACTGCATTAGCCCCTGAGCATTTCTGCCTAGGGGCTGTAGCACTGCGTTTTGTAGTTGTACCTGCTGCTTAGCAAGATCTCTTACTAAGCCGCCATGCGTTCTTACATGGTCCTGATAGACTCTAAAATAATCTTTTAGCTTTAGTCTGCCACTATCTAAATTTCTTCCAAACTTTTCTACATCTGAAGTTAAGCTTACGAAGTGTGAAGAAAATTGTCCTGTTTTAAGCATTGACTGCTTAAACATTTCATTAGTAGCAGAAATTTGTCCAGCCAAAGCTCTATTGGCTCCAGCAAATTCCTGTTGTAATCTAGATAGGCTTCCGCTAACTCTTTGCAAATCTGCAAGGAGATCTGAGAAATCAGATTTAGCAACTATACTAGTTACTATTTGTTGATCAGGCATTTAACTATATTACTCCTTAGAATACCCTAATCCCATTCCAATTCCGAATCCTGCCTCTGCAGCTAAACCACCTTGCAGAGAAACTACATCATCTCCACTGGCATTTATTCCCAGAGCCTTTCTTCGAATATCTTCAAAGGTTTTAGTCTCTTGTTCTTGATTTTCTCTTAGATCTACACCTTGTAGAGAAGCCAAGAATATTCTATTTTCTTTTTCTTTTTCTTGCATTGATTCTATTGTTTGCAAGAGTTCTGGCATTGATAGGCTTTCTTCTAGATCTTGGTAAGTTTTCCAAGAGCCTAAAAGAAAAACTCTACCTAATAAAGCGGCTAAGTCTAGTTCTGACCAGCCAGTACCGCTGCCGCTACTAGGTTTGGGTCATCAAGCCTGATTCCCCCACAAACTTCAAGAATTCTGTTAATGGTAGGAACATCTAGAGCTTCCTCTAGCTTATCTCTATCCTTAACCAAATCTGGTAGTTGTGTTTCTAATGCAATTGCACAAGCATCAATAAGTACGCTTAGCGATTGATCTTCTGTTGTGGCCTCGGAAGCCTTATTCATTGCTGCCATAAATTTACGCAGCTGCTTAATTGATAGTGGCTTTAATTGAACCGTTGAGCCATTTTGTAGCTTAATGTCTTCTACGTCGTATACTGTAGTTGCCAATTTATCCTCCTTTAGGATTCTAAATCATTATAACAAAAAGAATTTATTAACACAAGCAGAAAGCCCCTATTTCTAGGGGCTTTTGCTAACTAATAATTAATTACGAGTACAAACGATCAATAATCTTACCGTACTCTGCACCTACGTGAGCTGTGTCACCAGATGGTAGAAGACGGAAGGTTACTGGGAATGTGGTTGGTGTATTACGTGCCAACGAGAATTGTGACTGTTGAACAGACAAAACTCGGCGTCCATAATATACACGCTCATTTCTTGTATAACCTGTATTAGCCGAAGCGCCAGAATAGTCTGGGGCTGGACCGACTGCACAGAGCTGACGCTCTGTTGGCTCTGAAAGCAATGCACCTGCTGCTAGACCCAACTGTTGTGTAGTTGTAGAAGTTGGTTCTGCTGATGTCAAAGTTTCATTTCCACTGATTGAAGTAACTCCTGAGCTTCCTCCTGGCTGTCCGAAAACAACTAGAATATTTTCTAGAGTTCCTTCTGCCATTTCAGTCATTAGCATAACTTCCATAGACTCTTTAAAGAGTTTTGCGGAGTCAAGCAATTGGTCTACAGTTACTGAACCGTATGTTGGGTTGTAAGTAATTTGAAGACCATTGTTGGTGTAACCAACATTTCGCCAATTTGTGGTGGATGCATCTAGTGTTGTTGCATAAGACGTGCCAGTTACAAATGCGTGTGCTGGTGATGTCTTGGTTGGATCAAGATCTGTTGAGGTCTTGCTAATCCAAAGCGGTGAAGCACCAACGATAATATTTTTAGCTGAGTTATAACCTACTCTTGCCATATTATTTTTTCCTCCTTACGTTAAAATATATATATATATGTTTTAGTGTGGCTGGCTAGGCCCTTTCCTCTATATCCAATTTTAGGTGATAAAGGGTCATAAGGCAAATTACACAAATCTGCCGTTTTTATCTGCATCTCTTGAATATTTTATCTCTAAAACAATTTCTTCTGCTAAAAAACCCTGTATTTCTTCAGAGGGCTGCGTTGGCGATATGTCTGCTATGTATATGCTATGGAACTTAAACTCTGGGGACTTTCCTGACCATGAGTTTACGTCTCTAGCTGACTCATCCATTCTTCTAAATAAGTCCATCATAAAGTTTCTAATTGTAGTTATCTTTTCATAATCTATTGCATATACAGTAAACACTATTTGCTCACAGCATATGACCCAGTTTTCTTCATACGATATTCCTATTTTGTCATATACAATATGAGTTTTATTATCTGAAGTCGCAGAAGTTGGACCTAAAAAGAAATTAGTCATTTCTGGGACCTGTTGGACAGGGATAATAGGAACTATGGTGTTGGCATTTCCGTCTGTATAATCTGATGCTGTCAATATATTGTCTTGTTTTAACTTATACCAAAGATAATTTCTTATTTCTACTGCTGCATCTTTTTTATAATCAACCATGGCTATACTCCAAACGCCGTAGCGACTGCTGCATTGGCCTGCATTTTCAAAGCATTAGGGCTAAATGTATATTTAACACGCTTTATATCCGCTGGTAAATTTAAAGCTTTTGATATAGAAGAATTAAATAGGTTTTGAAATCCAGATCTTTTAATTGATTCATTAACCAAATTACCTTTAAAGAAATGTGAATATGCCATTTGAAATGCATTTTTTACACCAGCTCCTCCTGGCCTTCTGACGGTCACAGAGGCACCTTTTGGCATATAGACAGTATAACCATTACTTTCAAATACTAGCCTCTCTGAGAAGCGTGGAGCAATTTTAACGGGCATTCCAGATTCCATGACGGATGCTTTATTTACAAATACATGTCTTCTTTTAGAATCTCCCTTTGCAAATGACTTTGATGGTAAAAAATCATAATCTATTTTAAACGATATATCGTTTCCTTCAATTTTATTTAATTTAAATAATCTGGCTCCAGAATCTCCAGATCTTTGCCATTCATAAACATGGTGCAATGATTTTGGCGACGTTCTAGCTTTTGCATCAATATAATCGCTAAAGTCTTTTTCTATCTGATTAAATATAATTGTATTAAATTTATTTTTAAATCCAGGATTATTCATTACCGATGTCATTACCTCAGCATTGTAGTACACATAAGCAGCTATTTGAGCAATAATGCTATTTCTAAACATGCCAGAGTTATTAGACGACATAAGTTTTTGTAAAGAACTTGTTGCTTGAACTAAAACGTTAGATTCCAATTCCTTGATTCTCCGATCTCTTTAATGCTGAGTTGTACCCTACTGTTCTACCGAAAGGATCTGTTATTGGCGTAGTGCCCACTACTTCAAATACAGTTGGAGTTTCTTGAGGATAATTTAATTCAGTCCAAATATATTCCCCACTAGCATTTCTTATGTTAGTAACTTTTTCTTTGCCTGTAATTTTTTCAATAGTTCTAACTTGTATCATTTGATCATTTATATATCTATTGTCAAATATTTGCTTGTCGCTACTTCTAGTGGTTGCCGAATTGCTTATTATACCTTTGGCGTGACAATCAACAGTTTTATAATACATCCACTCTCTTTTGATGGCTCCAGTATATTCGTCTTGAGTTTCTCTTTGTCGATATACATCCATTCTCATAGACAATATGGAATCTATAAGATCATGCATTTTAGACCACTACCATGCTATTAATTATATATGGTGACAATAATTGATCTGCGTACAAGTTTCCAGTTCCTTTTGTAGCATCGTCTGAATATTCAAATTGCCAGTCAAATGTTTGTATATTTTTAATATATTTATTTCTCCAAGTTTTATCTTTAGCAAAATAATCTTTCATTAGCTCTATACAAGCAAGCTCAACATTGTCTGGGACTTTATTCCAACCAAATCTTCCATATACAAGATATGGGACATTTTTTCTAAAGACTCCATAATAAGTATCATTTATTGATGGTGGTACCATGCCATTAGCAGTATAAACTGTATTATCTAGCATGCTTGCACGGTTAACTCTTATTCCAAAACCAGATTCAGATATTTGTGTTGTGTAGTTCCAATTATTTACATTTGTAAGATTATTAACAAGCAAGATATCATTGGCATGAAGGCTATGTAAATTATTTATTTTATATGGTAACGGCAATATATCTGATTCGGAACCATATACTGTAAAAGTATCATCATATAAATAAAATTCTTGACCAGTATAATCTTCAATAATTTTTCTTGCATATTTTTCTGCCGAAACCAGTTCTTTATAAGTAACATAGTTTGGATCTGTAAAATCTGTACTTAGTCCTAATTCTTGTGAAGATTGAGTTAGATCTGTGTAAGGCGTTACTATAAATATTATATGATCTTTTGATATAGCTGTGCCGCCAACTGTGTATTCCCAAGTTAATTTAAGAGTTCTATTTCTATTTGTAATTGAGTAAGGTAAATTAACTACGTATAGACCTGTATTTGTTTCATCTTTTTCAGCTATTAGCGAGCCTATGACTGATGTTGGACTAATTAGTGGATTAACCATAGGGTCTTGAGTAACATCGTAAATTTTTACAGTAGGCAAAGACGAGTCTACGTCAGATGCCACTCCTTGCCAGAATACTTGATGCGTTACTGGTGAACTTGAGTTTAAGTATATCTCTGCCATTTAATAGGCTTAGTTGTAAAACTCCTGAACTTCTTTAGGAGTAGCCAATCTGAAACCTTCCTCCTTGTCAAAAATTGCCTGAGCTTTTTCATTGCTCATAGCCACAAAAGGATGTTCCCTTGTAAAGGTAAATCCCATAATATCATATCTAAAGTTTGCTCTGGTCATTCTAACAAGAACATTGTCTTCCTTTAGTTCTTTCTTTGGATCAAATTTTGGTAAAACTTCTACTGACATATCTTCTTCCTCTTTAGTGTCTAGGGTCTTCTTATATATTGACCATGTTACACCCTCTTCTGCGAGGGCCGCTACGATATCAGATTTCCCTTTTCGGCCATCTATATCAACAGCAAAATCTTCTGCTATTTTTTTTAATTCAGATACTTTAAGTGTATCAAATGACATTTTATCTCCTTAGCTAGGTAATTCAATTATAGCATTAAGAAATTTAAATGAAAAGCCCCCAAAATTAATTGGGGGCTTTTAGCAGATCTAAATCCTAAATTAGGAAGCGACCTTAACGTTCTTAACAACAACCCATGCGTCTGCTTGCTCAATTTGAACGCCAACACGAGTATACATTGTATATTCGATAGCATCCTTCTTTGGCCAGAAGAAGCGGTATACGGTTACATCACGCTTGATACCAATAACTACGTTATTTGGGAATGTCAAGTGGATATCTCCATGGTTGCCAGTTTCGCCTGAATAATCTCCATCTTGTGCTTCAGGAAGAAGTGGAACTTCAACGATTGGAATACCAAATGCGTATGGAGCTACATATCCTGCTGGACCACCTAGTGGTTGAACATCTCCACGGATAATGCTTGAAGCGATATCTTGTGGGATTGTGTTTTGTGTTCCAATGCTATTTGCGTACAGGAAGTCCTGAATCAAATTGGAACCAGTGAGGAAGCGAAGGTCTGAACGACGCTGCTTGTACTTACGTGGGAGAGCCTTGAGTGCGCTATTGAAGATTGCACGAGATACGTTAGCACCTGCTGCATCAACAACATGACCATAAGCCTTTGCCTTCTTTACAACACCATCAAATGCCTTGTATAGGTTATCTGAAGTTAGTGCTGTATTACCATTGAGAATTACATCTTCAATGTCATTACCTGCCTGTGTTGCCATCATGCGGGCAATGTGGTCTTCTAGATCTGGACCCTCGATGTTGTCCTCTAGAGACTCGGTTGAAAGCTCCCAATCCAAGCGAAGCTTCTTTGTTGTGAGAGAGATCTTGGAGAAGGATACTGCTTTGTTTGCTGCCTGTGCATCATCTGCCTCAGAAGCGAGAACCATAAGCTTCTCACCAACGCCAATACGATCAATCTCTGTGGTGTCTGCTCGCATGCGAACAGTACGAGCCACCTTACCAATTACGGTTGCATCAAACATGTAATCAAGGAAACGTGCGGACTGCTCAGGGTTGAGTAGACCACCTTCTCCTTCTGCTGCAACGTGGATTCCTGAAGTAGCCGTAGCTGATCCAGTCATCGCCGTTGTCAAAGTTGTATTTGCTGCAACTGCTTTTTCTAAGTTTTCATTGCTCATTATATTTTTTCACCTACCTTTATTTAATAAGTTCATTCACGGAACCGAGGAAAGAACCGTTCCATTTTGATTTCTTTATTGTTACTTCCTGTGACCCGCCAAGGTCAGAGGACTTCTTAACTGCGGTTTCTGATTCTACCGCTCCGACACGCTTTTCTACGCCATCAATCGTGCCCTTGATATCTTCTACAGCCTTTGATAGGACTGCATGCTGTTCTGCCAATTCTGAAATTCTGGTATCTACGCTCTTGCTGAAAGTTTCTACAGTCTCTTTGATTGCGGAAACCTGGGCAGCATTTGCCTCAGAAGCCTTGTTCAGTGTCTCAGAGAAAAAGCCTTTTAGATCGCCAAGCATCTTTGCAAAATCAGGTTCATCAACCTCAACTTCGGATACGTCGGCTGCTTTTTCCAGAGTTTCGGCAGAAGCGTCTGCTACTGTTTCCGCTACTGCTTCAACAGGTGCTGCTTCTTCAACAGAAGCTGATTTTTCAACAACAGGAGTCTCTTCGACTGCTGCTAATGTTTCTATGTTTTCTGACACTTCATTACCTCCTTCTGCGTTTGCCTGTTTTGCAATTGTTTGTGTATCAGGCAACGTCAATCTTGATTGCTTGTACGAATCAAGAATCTTATTTATTTCTTTTGCTTTATTAACATCATTAGACTCTACCCAGCCAATTAATGTAGCTAGTCTTCCAGATACTGGGGAAACATATTCTGCCTCTGTTGACATAAAAACAGAATCGCTGTCTTCGCAATAAAAAATATTTTCTACTTTTGTCTCTGCTGCTATTCCTTTGAACATTAATTGCCCGTTCATTTTCTGAATTGACAAAATATTGCAGAGTTCATTCGCTGGGGAATCTACTACTGATAGTTCCATTAAAGCGTATTCTTTAATAAATCTTACTGGCTTACCTGTAGACTTGTTGACTTCGTTTTCTGAATCAATAATCTTTCCGCCGATTGAGAATCCCGCTAGAGTTCCGTCCAAAATCTTTTCCCATGTATCTTGTGCGCCTTTTGAAATGTAAGCATCTACATAAACTCCATTATAGAATTCTCCGCTTTTAACATCATAATATGCTTCTGGCTTAAAGGAAACCATTTTTCCAACAGCATTAGATCCATGCATTTCACGAATGTTTCCACGGAAAGATTCAAATGCTTTTACTGACGCTTCTTGAGTCACTACATCGCCAGTTTGATCTAGGTTATCTAATGTTGCAAAACCCGAAACAGTACGTTTTTCACGGTTGACCTTAGTAAAGGGTACCGAAAGGCTTATGTCGTCGCCATTAGACGACCACAAAGATTTCTCAATATTCATATGCTTAATTATAAATTTTTATATATAAAAAGGCAAATAATCAGTTGAGTAATATTACTCGACTTGTCTGCCTTCACCCTGTGGATTTCTGGCTTCCCCAGAATTGTCTGGGGAATTGTTTGATCTTTCCTGGCCCCTAGCCCTGGTATTTCCAGCTTGAGATCTTTGCTCTGCTTGGTCTTGGGGCTTCAAAATTACCACTTCATCTCCGCCCTCCATAGGAACCATACCTTTTCTAATTCTTACTTCATTTGG